CCCCGGTCTGCTTGAATGCCTGGAACTGCGCCAGCGGGGACAGACTGCTGTCCGCTGCCGAGGTCCGGGTGTAAGCGGGATTGATGAATTGCAGCGGGTTCAGTCCTTGGACCGGTATGGTGCTGTTGATCGGGTTGGCCCGAAAGTAAGCGTCGAGGTCTGCTTTGGTTAATGGTGCATCGGTTGATGGGGACCGGCGCAATCCCAAAAAGTTTCTGCCTGAGATCGGGTCGTAGCTCATTTGCCACCTCCACTGGAAGTCGTCGTGGAACCCTGCGACTGACCGACCACGCTGCCGATCGTCTGCAGTTTCTTGTACGGGTTATTCTGTGCGTCCTGGAATTGCTGATACCCGAAATCCAGCTTCTGCTGCTGCTGTTGCTGCTGCAGGTTGCCGGCGTTGAGCAGTTGGCCGGCGTCTTGGTAGGCAGCGTTCCCGAAGGTCGGAGCCATGCCGATGGCCTGCATCCGGTTGGCCTGATCTTGGCCGTAGGCGTTGCCATACATGGAGGAGGCAACCTCGCCCATCTGCTTGGCCGCCTGCTCAGCGATCCCGGAGTTCCCGAAGGACCCCGATCGGACGGCGGCGGCATTGGCGTTTGACAGCACGTTGCCCTGCGCACGGTTGACCATCTGGTCGAGGTAGGGGTTGGTCTGGCCGCCTTGGATGAACTGGTTGAGATTGTTCTCGGCGTTGTTCATCGTCCGGGAGCCGTTGAGCGCCCGGTCCTGAATCATCCCGATGCCCAAGTTCTGGGTCGAGTTCAGATCAGCGAATCGCTGGCCACCGTAGGACTGCCAAGGGGTCGCAGCCAGTTGCTCGGCCTGCTGGGTGTAGAGCCGTGCCAAGGGCTGCAGCTCCGGCGCGATCATGGGAGTAGTGGTGGACGAAGAGCCGCCGCCACCGCCGCCGCCGTAGATGCGCCGGCCGGCTTCTTCGCGGGTCGCGCTTTCGCCGAAGGGTTCCCCCATGGCGTAGAGCTGTCGTCGGGACAGGTTCATGCTTGCACCTCCAGTATTTCGTAGACGGGTTTGAACCCGGTTTTCATTCGGTAGAGCCGGGCCTGAGCGGGCAGAGCAGCGCAGCGGATGCGCAGGCACCCCAGTTCCCGAGCGAGTTCTTTCAGGGCCACGAAGAAGCGCTCGAAGTGCGCTCCCGGGGCCACCATGTCGGTCACGAACAGCACCCGGAAATTCGGGAGCTGATCGACCCGCACGACACCCCAGCCGACGATCTGGCCGTCCACATCCATGCGAATCAGGGTGCGCTCACCCCGGGACAGGATCAGCTTCAACTGGTCCCCGGTGATCTCTCCACCGGAGGTTTCGCAGGCTTGCGCGAGGCACGACGCACCCTCGTTGAACCACGCCAGGTCGATGTGGGTGGAAGGGACGGGGATCAGCTTCATCAGGCCCCCGTGAGGAAACGGCACTGCACGAACGTGCCAGGCGTACCTGGCGAGACACACAGCCAGCCGAAGATCACGTACTTCGACCCGGACGTCCCCAGCTCGCTCGGGGTGCTGTTGCGCACGAAGTCGCCCTGGGCGAACGTGCCCGTGGTGGGAACGGAGGGCATAGCGCCGTAGTTCGCAGCGATCCGCCCTTCGGCCATCAGGTTGACCTGCTGGGCATGCTCCCGGATCTCACGAACGAGGATCGGGTCGGCGGGAATGCGCGGGGTCGTGTTGAGCTTCATCGCGTCCCGACCACCTTGCTTGCCGCGTTCATGTGGGTCACGCGCACCGGGCCGACGAAATCGACCCGGGCCTTGTGCCAGCGGGCGGATTTCAGGACGTCGAACTTGCCGTCGTTCATCTGACCTGACGGGCCTGCGGTGTAGGCGTTGCCGCTGCTCATGGTGCTGAAGGTCTGCACCGTGGCCGAGGTCGGGGCCACGGCGTACCGCAGGCGAATCTGCTGCAGCAGGGAGACCGCATCGTCGTCGCCCACCTCACCCGTCGTCAGGCTGGAAGAGGTGGATTCACCGGTCAGTGACTGGAGCTGGTTGGAGGCGTCGAACACCGACAGGGACCGGCCACCCGAGAGCCAGTACTGGGAGTCGAAGCCCACATCGGGGAGAGTGTCGATCGTGGCCGCGAAAGCCGTCAGGCCGTCGATGGTCGCTGCCGGCGTCACGTAAATCAGCGCGGCTGAAATGCTCTGATTCGCCCGGCCCCACTTCTTGGATTGCACGTGGTAGACCAGCGCGGCGTCCAGCTCCTCGGAGTTGGCCGAGCAGTAGAAGACCCAGACCAGATTCCTGGGCCGGTCGAACACGGCCATGGTCTTGTACTTGAAGGCCGGGTTGGAGTTCGCCAGGAACCACTCCCGAAGAACACCATCACCGATGGGCACCGGGCGGGTTCCGTCGAACAGCCAGAAATTGTCGTCACCGACGAAGAAATGCACCCCGCCCAGGTCGCACAGGGCGTTCTTGCCCACGCATCCCGCCTCACCGCCGGGGACTTGAATCCAGTCCCAGACGGTCGGAGCGCCGACGTACTGGCCGAGGTAGATCGAGCGGTTCTTGTAGGCCACCGCGTACTCACCGAGCCTTGCACCCGCACGAAGAGGGCCCGCAGTCGCCACCAGCCGCCCTGAGGCGGCTTGCGTGGTGATGCTGGGCGTCCAGCTCGTGTCATCGAAGGCCGCGCAGCAGTGCCAGCCGTCGGGCTTTTCGGTCCCATCGTTGGTGTTCAGGGCCATGACGAAGGCACCGACCGAAAACACCACCTCCGCACGTGGAGCGGTGGCGATGTCGGCAAAACCAGCCGTGGTGGAGCGCTGGATCACGTTGGCGCGGTTCGCCATCAGCGTTGCGTCACCGAACTGGGTGATCGACCACTGGGATTCAGCGCCCCCGGTGTAGTCGCCGCCGACAGTGCGGGTGCGATCCACCCAAGCACCTGCGACGAGCTCGTAAATCTTGGTCTGGGTGCCCGCGATGATGCGCCGGGTGTCGTCCAGGCGCGAAACCACCGCAGCACCCTGGCATTCGGCCGGGAGAACAGGGACGCCCGCAGGCACGACCGGGGAAGGACCGCCCTGCATGCCCACCTGAGCGGGGATGAGGTTCACGCAGTCCGACAACAGGCCGGGCGTGGTCTGCTCGGCGTCCGGGGCGAAGCCAATGATCGGGGTCATCGTGCCCGGGCCACCAGCGGGCCGTTGTAACGCTTGTCGTTGCCGTGGATCTCGTCCAGGGCTTTCTGGAACTTGGCCTCCCACGTCGAGGGATCACCCCCGATGTAGATGGCAGCCTCGGACAGCGCACCGAACAGGTACACGCTGGAGGCGGAATTCGACAACCAGGTGCTGCCAGCGGTCGCGAGAGCGGGGATGCGCTGGTACAGGACACCCTGGACGTCGCCATACCCGTTCAGACGCAGGACCGAGCCCCCTTTGTGAGCGAACATCGAGGGAATGCCCTCGGTTCCGCCGGCCAGCACGGTTTCCAGCGACTGCGGTTTGAGGGGTGAGCCCTCGTAGCCCGGCACCCACAGGGTTTTGACGTCCAGAACGTCCGCTGCCAGGGTGATTTCGTTGTCGACGATGGGCGTGACAGCCAGATCGATCTCCATCGCCCGCACGCGCAGGTGTCGGTTGATACGCTCCTCGGCCAGTTCGACGAAATCCGGGATCACACCGGTCAGATCGGTGCGGTTGAGCCACGCAGCGACCTTGGCGAGCAGTTCACTGTAGGTCATTTCAGGGCCTTACTGAACGTGCAGAGCGCCGGGTTCTGCTTGAGGAAGTCGGTCACGCGCTTTTTGTCCACGGTGCCGTCCTGGCGCATCATCTTCCCGAGCTCAGCCATGGGGATGAAGCCGATGTGGCGCATCTCGCCCCACCGCTGGCCCTCGGTCTCGGCCCGCTTCTCGGCAGCGGCCTTGAGCAGAGGCTCGGCGTCGTAGGTTTTCTGGATCGCGACCTTGTTGGCGTCGTCCACGTAGTGCACCGTGGTGGTGATGCCGGTCTGGGGGTCGTGGTCTTTGAATGCGGGCATGAAAAAACCCGCCCAAGTTGCCCCGGGCGGGTCCGTTCGGTTGCTGACTGCGATTACGGCAGGAGGTTGGCAACCTTGCCGTGACTGCGCTCAGCGGTCACCACCAGGGTGGCTTCCACCGACACCAGCTCTTTGGTGGTGTGGCCGGTCTTCGCCAGGGGCTCCGACTTGTAGCCGCCCAGGTAGCCGATGCCGGCCATCTCGGGGGTGAGCACGAAGGCGGTGTTGGCGTTGGCGGTGGCCTGCACGTAGTTGGGCACCACGGTCAGTTCGCCGAAGTCGGACATGTACACGTCCGCACCACCGACGATCACGCCCTGCTGGCCCTTGGGCACCTGGTAGCGGTTCGTGGCGATACCGGCGAAGCCGCTGAAAGTGCCCTTGTGCGACGGGGTCAGGCTGATCAGCGTGGCGAATTCACCGGAGTTGGTGAAGATGCTCTGCAGAACACCCTTGAGCAGCGTCTCAGTGAAGGCCCGGTTGGTGCCGGCGGTCTGAGCCGTGGTGGCCAGGCCGGAGTTGTGGGCCGGGGTGGCACCTGCGCCGCCGTGCGACACGTTGGTGAACACCAGAGCACCCAGACCGGCCGATTTGCGGGCGGTGGTGGAGTTGCCCTGCACTGCCACGTTGTCGGACAGGGTCATGGCTTCCACGTCGCGCTTGAGTTCGACCATGGCCTTGCTGATCTGGTACTTCATCTGCGACGAGCGACCGGCGGATTTCGTCTTCTCCTGGGTGGTGGAGACGATCACGGTCTTGTCGAAGAGCTGCACCGTGTTGGCCACGCGCTGAGTCGGGGTCAGAGCCGAGCCCGAACGGTCGTCGCCTTCGATGACGGCGTTGTCCTTGTTCGGGGTGGCCAGGGTGTCACGCTGCCACTCGTGCAGGCGCTGGGTGACGTCGTAGCGACGGATCGAGGAGACCACGGGGGTCTTCTCGGGCGAGACCATGTAGATCTTGTCCTGCAGGTCTTCGCGATTGCCGACAGCGTCGTAGCTGTCGAAGGTTTCGGTCGGTTGGGGCATGTCGATCTCTCCTTAGAGAAAGGCGGCCAGATCCTCGGGGCGTCCGTGTTTACGGAGTCGCTCCTCGGCGGCCTTGTTGGTACGGGGTTTGGGCTGCGTGGCCTTGGGCGGGATCGCCTTGGGTGCCTCGGCAACCTTCTTGAGTGCTTGCGGCTTCTGCGCTTGCAGTGCCCGCCACTTCATCGCGTCGTGCAGGATGTGCACATGGCGCGGGTCGATGACGGAAGCCAGTTCCTGGTCGGTCAGGCCGTATTCACGGGCCGTCACCTTGATCTTCTCTGCGACTTCGGGCGTGAAGTTCGGCAGCCGGGTCCGCAGTTCCTTCTGAGCCTCTGCGAGCGTTTGCTGAAGCTGATGAGCGTTCAGTTGCTCTTGCTGGGCTTGGGTCTGGGTCAGCTCGGAATACTTCTGCTGCGCCTCTCGTTGCAGTTGCTGGTAGGCCAGATTGAGCTTGGTCGCTTGCGCGGGGTCGCTGTCTGCCAGGCTCTGCCAGTCGATCTGCTCGAACTGGGAAAGCCGGTTCTGCACCTCACGAAGCTCTACCGCCTTCTCAAAGGCAGTGCTCATCAGTTGCTCGCGCTGCTGGAGAAGTTGCGCTTTCTCCTCCAGCGTGCGGCGCTGCTCTGCTACCGCTTGGGTCTTCTGCGTGTAGTCAGCTTGGCGCAGCAGGGCTTCCTTGATCTCTTTCGGGACCTTGTACGCCTTGCCCTCGAACTCCACCTCTTCGTCGTCGCCCTCTTCTGCGGTCGCTTCCTCGGAGGATTGGTCTTCTGCGACTTCCTCGGTCAGCTCCTCGCCGGATTTGGGTTCGACGGCCTCGGTGGTCTCGTCATCCAGCAGACTGGCCACATCGGCCAACGACACTCCAGTTTCTTGGTTGGTGTCCATTCACGCTCCAACAAAAAAGCCCGCGTGGTGCGGGCGTAAAAAAACCCGCTCGGGGCGGGTTCGTCGTACCCCTTGCGGGGATCAGGTGCCGAAGAGCCGGCGGATGCCTTTGCGCTCTTCGAAGTGCTTCATCTGCTCGGTGGCAAGCTTGCCGGTCTCGATGTAGCCGGTCAGGATGCCCCGGAACTTCTGCGCGGTCTTGGCAAGCTGCCACAGGGCTTCCTTGCCGTCCTTGTCCCGGGCCGGACAGGTCATCCACTGATCGAAGACCTCCTTCTCGATGGCGTCCAGGGCCTCGGTGAGGATGCGGTTGTCCAAGAGCATCTGTGCTTCGGTGCCCCGGGTCTGTTGTTCGATCAGGTCCATGCTCACCCCATCAGGAGGACGATCAGGTCGTCTTCGTCTTCGGCCTGGCGCTGAAGCCGTTGGGCTTCCTGCTCTGCCAGGATCATTTGTCGTTGCGCCGCTGCCTGGATCAGCAGGGTGCGGTACACGGTGCCCCAGTCGAAGCCGGGCATTTCCTGCACCAGAGGCTCGATCTGCTCCCTGACCTCAGCCCGGGCGACCCTATTGGGCTGGGTGACGTTGCGCGAGACCTGCGCCTGCGCCACCCGCTCGATGACCTTGACGACCTGCTCGACCTTCTGGTCGGCTTCCTCGTCGTCCAGTGCCTTGGGCTTGCGCGTCCACCAGAGCCGGGAAGGCCGGCCGGTCATCACGAATCCGCCGTTGCGCTGCGGTGCCGGCTGCTCCTCGCCACTCAGGATCTGGGCGGTGTCGCCGCCTTGTTCTTGCGCTCCCTTTGAGCCGGTCACTGCGACCGACCCCGATGCGCTCAGGGTGTCCGACCCCGACTCGGTAACGGTCAGCGATCCACGAACCAGAACCGCACCGGAGGCGGCCAAGGTGTCGGAGCCAGCCTCGGACGCATTGAGCGACCCGGAGATGACCTGCCCGCCCGTGATGTTGGCCGTATCCGACCCGACCTCAGTGGCCGAGAGCGAACCAGACACCAGCACGACACCCGAAGCAGCCAGCGTATCGCTGCCCTGCTCTGTGGCATCCATGCTGCCGGTGATCGCACCAGCTCCGACTGTCCCACTGGCC